CTACCCCTGAGCAGATGACCTCGCTTATTGATTCTGCATTCACACTTACCGCTGCCGAAACCAACTTCCACTATCCAGTGGTAAACCGAGGGGGCACTAGCGGTGCGGATGCCTACGGGGCACTTGCTACTGCTGCGGGAAAGCCCTCTCTGGCGGGTGAGACTGTGCTGAAGCCAGTACAATAATTTAGCAGGTAGTAGACTACCAGTAATTGAACTACTGGAATACCCAAAGTTGGGGTCATATAAGTTTGTTAGTAATCTAAGTATTGAAACTAATTGACTACTCCAAAGACGAGTTGACTTACACTTTCAAGAGTAAAGTGATTTAATTTTACCTGATATTCTAATGCCCCTCCAACGCACCACTCCTAAGGACTCTCGTCCTTACTACAAAGAGGCCCACGCACTCAGCATTAAAGTCTATGCTGATGCAATGATAGAGTCGGGCCACCCTCAAAGAATATATGCATCCACACTAGGCGTATCTGTGCATACTCTTGAGAAGCATATCTCTCAAGCCGCTTGTTACCTAATGGATCACTTCGATACGCCCGAGAGAAAATATCTATTGTGGCGACGCAGTGTAAAAGTCACTAAACGTGAAGGTTGTGTCGTTCTTCAGTGGCGCACATTAGGAGGTGGTCGCTTTCGCGAGGTAGTAGATGCTACTCCACCGGGCTATACACCAGTGGATACTTTGAGAGCTGCAAGGATAGATGGTAGGAGAGTGGAGCCACCGGCCCCAGTAACTATGGATTGGCAGAAGCCATTCGACGAATTCATACTTGGAGAAGGTCGAGCAACACTTAAGATTGAGGAACTGGAATTGAGCAGTGAAGAACTGGGTTACATTAGTAGCAGCCTAGTAGGTATGACAGGATTTCGGTTAGTGAAACTAGATAAACATAATATCATAATAGAGAGGAACTAAATATATGGAATACACGTTTAAGGTTACAGTGAAGATTGATACAGACGAGGATGAACATGCTCCTTTAATCAGTGCAGTTAAGGATGAAATTGAAGTGGTTATTTCCGACTACTCAAACTATGAAATCTCATCAATCAATGTCGAACCTATTGAATAGAGATGACTCTCGACGCACTCATCCTAGGCACCATAGAAGGAGAGGAAACAGTTCTCTCCTATCTCGACTCTCTATCCAATGCTGCTCTTGAGGATTTGTTCCGCCCCATATTCAATGTAACTCGTCCCGAGAAATCCCTCGCATCTAAGCGGCCCACTAATCCAATAGATAACCGAGGCGTGCCGACAAGGATAAAGAGAGGGGCCGGCAGACGAAGTGCGACAGTAGAAGATAAGTTAGCGGGATTGTCGGCAGATAAGAAAGCATTGTTGGAAGGATTACTTTAATATGCCCATTACTACCCTAATGATCGACGCCTCTTCCTTGCGTCACTCGGCTTGCATCATGGCCTTCTACAATACAGTAGTCCGTGGTGCCCGCTCACCTGTGAACTCTTCCGATATCGAATTCGGTAGCGCATTCCATATAGGTAAGAAGGTATTCGCGGAAACCGGCGATGAAGATATGGCTATCGGGCGCGCTGTGAAATACTTCAACACGACACCCATGTATGTGAAGCCCAAGAAGACGTGGCTAGACGTAGGGTATCTTACCAGCACGATTCAATCTCACAACGCACAGTATGCAATAGACGAATATGAAATTGTACGTGACCCACATACAGGACAGCCTCTTGTTGAGCAACGATTCGCGTATCCCTATAAAGTATATCCCGACTACAATATCGAAGTTCTCCTATGCGGAACCATTGATGAAATCTGCCGTAATACAATCGCCGATTTCTATGCCATTAAAGATTACAAGACGACTTCTACTTGGGATAGATCAGGCTACCTCAACTCTTATGTACTCTCTTGCCAACTGATGTTCTACAAGTATGCACTAGAATCTTATGCAAGAATCTTTCCAGATAGTATTATTGGCAAAGTCGCCGGGCGACCAATCGGTGCCTTCATCGACGGGATATTCCTTTCAGCCACTAAAGGTTCAACCTTCGAGCGATCTAACGTCTTCTTCTATCCGGCGGATCAAATGGAAGAATTCGAGAAGGGTCTGGCGGCAGCGATTGAAAGGCTTGTGGAAGTAGTGGCAGGAAAGCAGGGATTGTTTAGGGAAGGTATGATGAACGGTAGTTGTGAGAAAGTATATGGCCCTTGCACTTACTTCAAAGTGTGTAGTGAACCGATGCAAGAGATGCGCGAAAGTGCGATAGCAAATGAGTTTATGTGTGTGCCATACAACCCACTTACACATGGGGCAGAGGAGAAAGTTTAACTATTACTTGAGTCCCCACTTCTACCATCATGAATGACCAACGACAACCACATAAGCCCTACCTTAACATGCTCATTATATCCTCATGTGAGGGGTATCTAACCGCGGCCCCATAATTGGGTTTAGTAGATGCGAAACAAAATCACAAGCCCTGTAGTGTTCTGGCCGTGTGGTAATGATAGAGACTGCAACTTGAGCATAGTTAGAAGGGCCGGTTGTCAAAGGACACACACATTTGTGATGGTAGAAATGGAGACTAAACATAACATATGAATTCAGCCCCCACATTTGAAGACCTCGCTAAACCACCATACTCAGGATTTGTACATCGTATTGCACATGAAGCAGATATCAAAGAAGTGGACGAATGCTTCCGCACACTTCCGTGGTGTTGCTATATCATATTGAGTTTACCGGAACGAAAAATCATTAGCAGAGAAGATTATGAAAAAGCCCTCATTGAGAATCTCAGCCAAACATCTACAGAAAGTAGTAAAGAAAGTACGACTAAAGAAGTCCCCAATCAAGTGGGAGTTAATGCTTCCTAATGCTTATGAGAATTATGTGGGGATGACGAAGTGGCAAGATAAAATTTACAAACGTAAAATAGAAGCATTTAATAAAGGATATAATTATGACTCCTAGTGAGATACGAGATATTGCAATCAAACGATTCAACGAAATGGCACCTACTAAATATAACAAGGGCCAACGCGAGCACGGTGGAATTCTCACTGATCGTGATGTATGGGCAGATATGGAACAAGAAGTAATTGATATGTGGTTCTATATCCAAGCCGCGAAAATTAAACTGAACAAGCACTAATCCTGAATATGAGCACCACACCTAGTCTATACTTACCCAACATACTTATTGCAGCCGATACTGGCTCCGGTAAGTCATCCGCGCTTGAGAAATTACCTCAAGATGAAACCACTCGAATCATTGAATCTGAAGGTAAAGCATTACCCTTCGCGCATCACTTCGATGTAAGATCAGTAAATACCATCGACGAATTTGATGCTGAATCTGACAAAGCCCATGCCGATTCTAAAGTTAAGATCATAGTGTACGATTCTATATCCAAACATTTGCACCGCATCTTACAGATGTGCAGAGCGACCATGAAAGGGTACGATATATGGAGCGGTTATGGCAAGTATGGATTCAAGCTATTCAAGCAGATGCATTCCACAAGTAAGATAATCATTGCTACTTCGTTAGTAGAAGTACGAGAATTCGATGATGTGAACGAGCAGGGTAATCCGATTAAGACCTACAAGAAAGTGGCCGCGACTTTTATGGGTAAGGAACTCGAATCGAAAATCGAACCTGAGTTCGCTTGTGTTCTACATATCGACTTGAAACGAACACCCAATGGTATTGAACACCAGTTCATCACTAAGCCTGACGGAGTTACCACATCCAAAACACCGCGGTCAATGTTTGTGGGTAAGAACAGGGTACCGAATGATATTAGTCTAGTATTGAACGAGTTGCGTGTGGCGAAGATGATTTCCTAATCTCAACAGAGACGAATAGCTGACGTAAACAGCATAGTAAACAACAAACATAAAAACATATGGCAGTACAAGACCTAACTCAAGTCCAACCGGACACCACCCAAGATGGAGAAGCCCAGTCACTTCCCCGCAATATGCAAATCAATCGTGACCGATATGATGTGCGTATTAAAACCTGTGGGTTCAAAGTCTCAGCCAAGGGCAATAAGATGCTCGAATTGGAGATTGAGATTTACAACCCAGACACCATCAAACATGCCGCCACTGGCTTACAATATTCTGTGGCCGGTATGTCTTGTCGTAAGTATGTGATGATGCAGACGAATAATGACCTGCTTGCACTAGCAGAGTTCATGAAGCGTCTCGGACTCACACCAGCTATTGATGCTGAGAATCCTGAAACCGAGCAGTTTGTCGGTAAGTGTTTCTCGGATATCATTAGCCCGGCTACTTACGAGAAGCGTAAGACACCCACCGCGGAACAGCTTCAAGCTGATCCTAAAGCTCAGGGCGATGTAATTGTTGACCCAGAGACAGGGAAGCCAGAAGTGAGTTACGGAATCCAGACTGGATTCGGTACGTCGGATGTGCGTAAAGCAACTAAGACTGCGAATGCGGGGTTCTAAAAGTATGATTGGAATTACAGACAATAAAAAAACATTAGGTGAAGAGCCTGTGTGTTGTCAAGCAACAAGAGAAATGACTCTTGTTGAACAGCTTGAACAACAGAAGTCAAATCTGATTGAGCATTTGGGACATATTGAAGAGGCTATTAAAGCCCTTAAACGTGATCCAAATTTAGAAAGTAAGTTCAATCTAATTCGTAGAGTTCGATAGATAAATAATAACTGCTGGCAGACCAGTCATAGTCTGCCAATTTAATTTATGAGTGACTTCATTTGTAATAAACATGAATGTGCAGAAACATTTACAGTAGAAATAGACGGTTCCACTCCTGTTAAATATTGCCCTTGTTGTGGTGATAGTGATATAAGTGAAACTTGTCCTATGTGTGGTAACAGCATTGATTCAGATACAAGAGTTTGTCCAGAATGTAGAGAAACAGTATAACTTATATGAAACCTAATTCACAACCCGGCCTCCATAAAGCACTTAAAGATCGTGCTCAACTTCAACAGCAACATGACTATCTAGTGAAATCTATCACTGAAGGATTGCTCGGTAAGCTATCATTGATCGGGGTTAATTCGCAAGGAGTTATCGCTCGCTCGTTTGTCACTGATGTTAAAGCTACTTATGTAGGTGCAGTTGCGGTGCGATTAAGTGATACTAATACCGACACTGGTATGTATTTCGACTTCCGTGGGTTGACAATATATCATACCTATGACGAAGTAGAAACTGCTAAACATGTGGCGGATAATGAGAAGCAAAATCAGGTAGTGACTCCAATGACTCAACCGGCCCAATAAATATACGTTGTGTTCCACCACACCCCCAAGTTAAATTACATAGGGCTATCCCTTATCGTATCTAACCCCTCCCGCTTCGACACAAATGAACTGCTCTCAGGCAACTCAGGTCAATGGTATTCACAAGAGGTATTCCGTAAAGCCGGAATTAACCGTTACCAAATTGACATACTTGACTGCGACGAGTTTAATCGGATTGGACGAACTCTATATCCGGGTACAAAAGTAGTGCTCTTACTTGGGGAAAGAGCACAAAGAGAAGTTGGAGGGGTTACTACAACATTAGGAGAGAATCGTGGCAGTCCTATAGTGAAGGGTGGAATTGTATATATTAGTAGCTATCCTTACCAAGACTGTTTCGACATAGTTGACCATGAATCAAGGCTCAATCCGGCCCTCAATGGTGAGATTAACGAGTATGGTAATTTTGAGGGCGCGGATAGCGACTCTGAAGATGATACCGAAGATGCCAAGTCCCGTCATGGTAAAACCAAGCGCGGCAATTACCGCTTCTGGTTGACTAAGGATACACAGAAAGCAGTACGCATACTACGAGAAGGATTGCGCCAGCATGTCGAACCAACCTATAACATATACCCCTCATCCACACAAGTAATTCACCAACTAGACTCACATGAAAACACCGATTTCTATTTGGATATTGAGACTGATAGTGATCTTAATATCACTTGCTTTGGCTTTTCATTTGGCGATGAGCCTACTGTTTTTGTTGTGCCTTTGCTCAGGTATGACTACAGTACTGCTTATAGCTGTAATGGAAATATACTCCGGTCCCTTTGCCGCGCCATGCAGAGGAATACGACAGTGGCACACAATGGCTCTGGATTTGACTTCTTTGTTCTTCCTTTCAAGTACGGTATTCCTTTTGGCAAAAGTTTGTACGATACTATGTGTGCGGCTCACCGCTGTCATTGTGAAGTAGAGAAATCACTGGGTCATGTTATCTCTCTATACACTGATCTACCCTATCACAAAGATGAGGGAGTATTTGAACCACAGAACTCTCAACAAGAACAAAGTCTATGGCAGTACAATGGCAAGGATGTTTTCGCTATGCGAGAAGTTAAGAAAGGAATCGAGAAGTATGCTCAATCTATTGCTGGTTTACCTGAGAGTATTCAACAAGCGAACGAAAGTATACGACCTTACCTTACTGTAACCCTGCAAGGTATTCGATACGATCCACAAGAGATTGTACGAACACTTAAAGAAAACGATAGGATAATGACCGCTCTGCTTAGGTTATCCAAGGCCGCGGTTGGCGATGCAATGCTTGAGGATATTCGCGGCGCGGGTAAGTCCAGTTTGTTGGGTAGCTCAGATCAATGTGTAAAATACTTCCATGATATTTGTGAATATCCAGTCATCTCTTATGGCAAGGAGAGGAAGAAAGGTAAGTATGCTGGTACACGTAGACCTAGCTTAGACGAGAAGAATTTCCTAAAGTTAGTAATGAAACTTACAGATAAAGGAATACGTAATCCGGTAGTAGACTTAGTGCTTGGGTATCGTGGGATTGCGAAGGAATCGAGCATGTTACAGTTCACTGCATGGCCCGGAATAAGGAGATTGAGATAATATGATAACCATAACACTCGATGATCTTGGGATGTTAATATTTACTACTGCATTCTTTTCATTAGTTGCAGGATTCGTAATTGGATTTCTATATCATAATCATAAGACCAGAGTATGACCATCCACATCCCCAACTATATTACGCGCGCATATATCACCGAAGCTAACCGCGCCCAAGGATTACTATTTCTTTATGGCGACACAGTAGGTCACGATGGCAACGGAGGACAAGCCTCTCAAGCAAGAGGTTGTGAAGGTGCTCATGTTATACCTGTAAAGTGGAGGAAGTGCTATAATGACGAGGATGCATTCTTCAGCGACTACAAGTATGACCTACAGGTTGCTCTTATCATGCGCGCACTATGTGAGTTACCGGAAGGCAAGCCGATAGTGGTATTTCCAAAAATCGGTTTGGGCATGAACAAGATGGATGTGAAAGCCCCCCGGACGTATAGAGCTTTGATTAGTATATTGAGAGGATTGCCGGATGTTATTAATAAGGACTCTCTTCCATGTTAGACCAACCCCGCACCTCTACCCATTACGTAATCACGGGTGCTAAGACCTATCGCCTAAGCTCGCGCAAGATACTCAAACAGTGGGGCGGCAACTTGCAGAATATCGAGAAGTCTAACCGTAAGCGTTTCCAACCCGATCACGGGAAGCTATTCGTGCAGGTCGATCAATCTGGTGCTGAAGCTTTAATAGTCTCGCATTGTATGCCCAAGACAAATAAGCTAAGACAGCTATTTGACAATGGCATCAAAATCCACAACTACCTTGGCGTAGTATTTACCGAGCATTGGCGGGCGCGGTTTCCTATGGTAGAGGATTTCATCAAGATACCGATTGCTGAGATTAGGAACCACCCTAAGTGGTCAGAGTTTGTAAAAGCGGTAGCGGATAGCGATGAAAATCCACCTGCAACAAGATACTATTACCACTATAAGCAGTCCGGTCATAGTTTCAATTATGGTTGCCAGCCTAATGCATTCATTGGCAATATCCTATTGAAGTCTAAAGGTAAGGTACAGTTGAGCCTCTCCCAAGGTATGCGATACTACGAAGGTTATCACGCACTCCTTCCAGAGATTCAGAATAACTACCATCGTTGGGTAGCTAGAACCTACGAGAAAGATGGTATATTGAGGAACTTGCAAGGTTTCCCGATTCATATCACATCTCGTGTATTCGAGCACAACTATAAAGAAATCTATGACAAGATTCCCCAAAGTACAGTAGGTACAATTACCAACATTGCATTTACACAGACGCAGAGACTAATAGAAGAGGAACGATTGGAAGGGTGGGATATCATTCAGAATAACCACGACTCATACTTGGGGCAGTTTCCTGAAGGAGAGGTAGAAACCGCGGCCAAGGTTATGTGTGACTTGATGGAGCAAGAAATGGTAAGCCCGTTTGGTGAAAAGTTCCGTATGAAAGCCAGCATTCAAATCGGAGGTAATTGGTGTCCCTTTCATCCTAAGAAGAATCCTAATGGTCTAGTAGAGGTTAAACTTTAATTGGCATAAAACTTGCTATAGAGATGAGTCCCTAAACGCATATAATCAGAGGCTTCCCCCGGCATGACCAACAAAGAACGCTACGATTTGGTACTTAGAGATTCCACCAGCCCACAATCATTCAAAGACTATGCCTATTACTTCCTGATATCCACTTGTTTACAACGTCGAGTATGGCTTGGAGGTTTCGATCCTAACGTGCCCGGACAACTATATCCAAACATCTATGTAATTCTCGTTGGTCCAGCAGGCTGTGGTAAGGGTAGAACTATCGGCCCGATTGCAGATATGCTTAAGTACTGGCGTATAGGTGACCTATTGACGGGTCAGATTATAGGTTACGACCCAGAAGTAGAACTCACCGAAGAGATAGAAGCGAAGCCGCTATTATACACAAGCGGCCCCCAAGATTTGAGTTACGAGCAGCTTCTTCGTAGGCAAGCCCAGAGCATCCGATATTGTGATTGGACACGTAGCAGAGGGAGTACTACTAAACCAGCAGGCACACCTAATAAGTACGGCAGTAGTCCAATGTATTTTCTATTGGAAGAACTTTCCAGTCTATTCCACAAGGACGCTCGCCGCGTTAGTAAGTACCTTCTAACTGCCTACGATTGTAACGACTTCGAAAGGGATATTATATCGCGCGGCAAGGACGTATTAAAGAAACCATGCTTGAGCTTTCTTGCAGGAACTACCCCACAAGACCTAGAAGATCAACTAGACGAATCAGTAATCGGAGATGGACTCGCTTCCCGTACGTGGTTCATCTATGAAATGGTAGAAGGCCAGCGCTTATGGGGTTATCGTCCACCAGATGCTAACCAGAAAGCTGCCAAGGCCGAACTCCTTCAACACATTAAGTCTCTTGCATTCGTTTATGGTAGGTGTCATTTCTCTCCTGAAGCCGATGCATACTTAAAGCATTGGTGGGAAGTTGAATCATTGGACAACCGGCCCAATAACTCACCCAAACTGGATACCTACTACAAACGCAAAATCATTCACGTCTCAAAATTAGCAATGATTTTGAACTTCTCAGAGCAAACTACTAATTATGAAATCTCGTTGGAGTGTGCTCAACGGGCGCTAGAGATACTCGCCCAAGCAGAACGTAAGATGCACTACGCATTGAACTTCAAGGGACGTAATCCAATAGCACCTGCTGCAAGTAAAGCTCTTGCATTCATGTTCGAGTATCGGAAACCTGTTACGCTTGAGTATATTCTAGCAGCGGATGGGGGCGGATTATACAATGATGTGAATGAGATGGAAGCGAAAGAAATGATGCGTCACTTAATGGCAAGCGAGAGAGTATATATGCCAAAACCGGGTTTCTACTTTCCTAGTAAATTGAAGGGTAGGGAGAACATTGTAATATTAGGGAATGGAAAAGGGAATACCACAACAAGTGATATCCCCGGTTCTGAGCTTAAAGCTTTGCCTTTAGATAAGAGCCTGCTCTAAGGCACCATAGAAGACTTCGCTTTATTGATATTCGATTGCAACACAAAATCCTCAATACGATTGACTGCTTCTTTTTCACCTTGAGTCTTTACCAAGTAATTATAATATGAAACAAACTCACTCGGATTATCCTTCAAAGAAGGGGCAGTTTGGTACGAATTTGCCTTTAAACCTTTTAGGAAACGTATCGCCTTCTCAGGTTCAGTCTTTGCTTTATCTTGAAATTTCTGCATCAATTCAGGCAATAACTCCACTGCCTCGCCAATATCACTTGTCTGTTTGTAGTTCTTCGATTCAGCATCCAAGTATTTATTGGACTGAGTGGGTTCGCCAGATGGACTACCTGTAAGCTCTCGATATACCCTAAGATCACGGAACTTATCAGAGCGTTCAACATCACCCTTAGAGATAGTATTATTTGCAATCATTCTCGCGGCCTGAATGTTATGGGTAAGAACGTCAAGTGCGTACATCTTAGTAGCATCCCACACATCTGTACCTTGTTGCAATGCCTCAGCATAGTCCGCGGTTTTCTTCTCCAAATCCATAACCGTAGTCGCCGCTGGAAACGATACCATATTCCTTGGGGTACGACCTTTAACGAATATGTCGGAGATAGTTTTAGCTGAATCGGATACAATACCAGCGTAGTTACCGAGTTGCATAAGAGTGACTAGTTCGGATACGACATTTTTAGTACTCGCCTCTGCAAGTGTCTCTTTAAGGTCTGCATCTTGTGACTTCCTACCAGTCAATACCTTATTCAATTCCTGAATAGCTTCACCAGTTAATACGCTACCGAGTAGGTATGTGAGCATCGGCAAACGATTACTACCATCCATGAATGGTTTATACACATCTTGATAGATCACATTAGACTTCTCGATGCCCCACTTCTGCAAGCTAAGGAATGGACTCAGGCTACCCTCCATTACTGCCGCCGGTAGTCCACGTCCACCATAAGAACCTTGAACACGATCAACCAGATTCTTAGCCATTTGGTTAAGAGCATGGTCTAGTTCTTCTCCTTTTAGTTCTCCTATCTTATCCACTTCTGTCAGTCTTCCAAACTTCTTCAACCACTCCACCGCTTTCACATCTCCACTGCTCGCAGCTAGTATATTATTACGAGCGAGTTCTTTACCTACAGAGAACGTGATATCTCTACCGAAGTTCTCAAGAGCTTCTCGACCTTGCCACTTGCGTAGAAGGGTAGCACCCTTATTTAGAGTTGCGGTTATACGGTCTGGTGCTTCCAGCAGGTCACCAATCTGGTAACGATCGAGATTAGGTTTCTTAGCAGCATAACGCAAGGCGTTCGCAGATTCATTTCGCACATTAGCTATTCCCTTAAGCGCGGCCCCAAAATCACCTAAGCGAGTCATGTATGGCAATGTATTCACAGGAATGCTCAATACATCCCTAACTCCAGTGGCTGGTCCAAGAATCGCCGAGGTCACCAATCGAGCAAATGCATTAACCTTAGGGTTGAATCCGCTCTGTGCTCCCAAATTCCTTAACACTACCTTCATTGAGTCGCGAATCTCTTTAGCTTGTGGTACAGAGTTATCGGCGGTATCAACACCTTCATCGAAAGCATTGGTATCTGGATTCTTCAACTTAAGTATCTTGCGTATCTCCGGTTTGCTCTCTATCTCTTGGTAGAATGCCAAATCCGCGGCCGCTCTCTTACCATATTTTGCGAGGTTCGCAATTACATTCTGTTCGCGCAGTGATTCAGGTAATCCTAGGCCCGCGGTTCTGCGGATAGCACCAAAGTCAATAGACCTATAGTTATTACGCTCACCTGATAGGGCATCAACATGAGCATTAACATCTTTAAGCGCAGTATCGAAGTCGATACCCTTATCGGTTACATCTTCAATATACTGTGCCCACTCACGCTTTCGGGCTTTAGCTTCTGGAGTGTTGGCTCGATTTACAAACAAGTCGAGCGCGGTATCGGACAATTGTGAGGGTATATAGTTCTGATTCTTACCAGCTTCGCGACCTTCGATTTTAATACCAAGTTCACGACGGATATCAGCGATATCTCCTAGATAAGATTTCAATGTATCGTAAATCGCTGCGCCATCCTTAATGCCACTCACATCTATTGAGCTATCATCCCTTGTTTTCCACTTCTCTAGCATCTTCTCTTCTACATACTTCACATTACTCTCGTCAAACTTCTTCAGATTGCTTACCAGTTCTTGTGCTCGTCCGATATATTGATCTTGTCGTGTCTCGAAGTTCTTGAATGACTCGGCAGCCGGTATGGATACTCTCGCGGCTTGATCGAACTGCGCTTCCGCGGGTTTGAAGAAACCTTTGCGAGTGGTGTCAATGGAGTCTATATCGGTGGGTTCTTGTTCCACTTCACTTAGTCGCTTACCTCCACTCTTCTGATATCCTTCCGGTGTATGGCCACCAAAATACTTATTCTTAGTATCTTCCAATGCTCGCCACACACCCTTAAACTCCGGCGACTCAAAATCCATGTTAGGATCTTTCATCATTTCCGAAATCTTCTGGTAGTGTTCGTTGTATAAACGAGTGCCTTCTTCGGTATTACGTCCAACATCCTCGGTGGGTTGTTGCTGAATGTCCTCTCGTCGCACATATCTATTCCTCGCCGGTTCCGTATCCTTAAAGCGTGCCTCTTCATTACCCTGTCGAATCTCTTCAAGAGATGGTTGTTTAGTGGGGCCGCCCTCAACTGCTTCTCGCATGTTTTGGAATGGAGTTCTATCTACTTCTCTCTGTTGATCTACAGGTTGTGCTATTGGGGTTCTAATCGCACCCACTTCCACACCCCTACTGGTTCGCCCATGAGTGAATCTATTACCAAGCCATCTGGCGAAGTCGTCAGTAGTTGCCTTCGGACTATTGAAGTTCGACCGATACCAACTTACCAAATCTTTCTTAACGCTACTATCCCTTTCCAACATTCGCTTAACATCCACATCTCCAGACCGCTGTGCAAGATATTCAAACTCAGGTGTAATACTACCATTACCCGGTTCCCTACCCTGAGCACGCTCGTTGCTTATCCACCTCTGCACCACTGGATCCTTTTCCATTGTGCTCTGGATATGGGCACGTTGTGCCGCCGGTAGTTCATCTGCTAGGATATGCGAGAATTCATGTGTAACCGTATCGGGTTGAGTTCCTGTAGCGCGTACTTTATTAGCACCCTCAGCATATCCATACACCTGCTTACCCTCAGGAGTAGTTATGGTTTGTCCGGGTTCGTAGGCAAAGTCAACTCCTTGATGTTGTCTAGCGCGTGCTTCATTGAGAGCAACCAGATTTTCACGAGTCCGTGGTTGTACTTGCTGTTCAGGTAGTTGTCCAATGCCTTCGACATTTCCCTTTGCAATTGCTTCTCGGTCACGTTTGAGTTGGTCTTTAGCGAGTTTGAGTTTCTGCTTACGGAGTTCGATGGATTCTTTTTGTGCTTTAAGTTCTTCATAAGACAGTACCTTATGTTCTTGTTCGAGATTAGCTTTCTCTTCTTCTACATCTGCATGATTCTGTTCTGGAGATTGATACCTATCGCGCGTGTTACCCTCTAGGCGACGCATCTCTAAATCCGCGGCCGACTCTTGTGCATTTGCAGTGGCATCTGCTTCCATATTACCAGTGTAATCTGGGTAAATCTCCTTACCAGTCTCAGTCGTGACTATAGGTTCTGGCCGCGCTTCTGGATGTGCAGCAAGCTGTCTTGCTTTCATCAAGTCTGGATTCGCCTGTAAAGCTTCTTCTACTCGTGCCTTTACATAATCTTCTGCCCGAGGATTCCTTTGTGATTCGATCAATGACCTAACCGGCCCCTCTGGATTAGGTGAAGTAGTGTCCTGTACATTACCATGCTCATCACCTGTGAACCTCGGTTTGACAAGTTCTCGATATGCTAACTCATCTGCCGGTATCATACCCTCATGTGCAGCCGCGGTTCCGGGCATGTATGGATGAACACCAACCATTTGTGCAATGGCAGTTGGGCGATGTAATGCAGCACCGCCCAAAGTATTCAACAAGAGTTTACCTACATCGAAAGGTTCCGGCGATGTAGTCTGATCGTAGATATCTTGCGCTGCACCTAGACCTGCACCGATACCTATATTTTGTCCGGCCGGTGAGGCAAGGACTTGACCTACAGAACCAACTACACCACGCCCTGCGCCAAATGCCTTAACCGCGTCCCTAACCATACTCGGACTAGGACGCATTCCTAATGCTTGTGCAGCAAGGTTACCGCTTATAGCAGCATAAGGATGCTCAGTATTAGCTTCAGCAGTCTGCTGTAGGAATTCCTTACCTACATCACTCTGATTGAGGATTGCTTCTTGTCCTTTGGCAGCGGTAATTGCTCCCAAGATTCCACCCATAATTGTAGCACCTCCATGTGCTATCTGTCCAAATGGTGGCGGAATAGCCTCAAGCGGAGCCGCGGTTACTGCCGATGTAGCAGCACCAGAAGCAAGGCCACCTAGCATCGGTACAATACCTGTAGCTACATTACGACCAAAAGTACCTGAAGCGGTGTGCTTCTGACTGCTACTGTCAGGGATAGGTTGTGATGGTACAGGTACTGGTGTGCTGCGTGGTACTACATCAAACGTCTCATCGGATATGTCAAATCTATCAGGATCATAACCTTGATTAACAAGTGCGCGACGTTTGACTTCTGGTGAAAGTGGTTCTAGGAGGGGCATACAGATTAATACATCGGAATTGCCGGAACTGGTTGTACTTTATTACGACGTTTCAATAGTTGCTGAAGAAGAGCAGGATTTTGTTGTATATCACGTTGAGTAGTCAGATCGAGTTGTGACATATCTTCTGCTGGTGCAGGTGTAGAACCGGCCCCCATAATACCATTAAGGAATGGTAAAGCCGCACCCCAATCAATGTCCTCAAACATATTAACTGAATTATCAGCAGTAGGAGTAGCCTTCACTTTAGATGGTGTAGCTTTAGGTGACGTAGTGGGCGCGGTAGTAGTTCCACTACCACCTTCCGCTACCTTAAGCATAGCATTTCGTTTAGCTTCTAATTCATCCTGATACCCACCACTTCTTGGTACAACACTTTGTACATCTTTAGTACCAGTTTGAATCTTAGTCTTACCGTCTGGTGATACAAAGTATTCTGGCATCAATTGGTGTGACACATCGCTACCCGGAAAATTATATAGTCTTCCTGGCTCATTTCCAGACATGCCAAAAGCACCCATAACTCTCTCGCCCGGAGCACTAGAGACTTTAGTCTTGGCAAAGTTCTCTGCTTGAGCAGCTTGATTCATTGCACGAGTATTAGCAGCTACATCACCTGCATAAGTAGGAGCTTGAGTGGCAGCAAGTTTAGCTGCTTCTTGATTACCACCTATAGCACTACGCACTACATCAAACTGATTGGCAGGTGATAATGAACTTAATCCATTTATGCTACGTATAGAATTATCGTGAGTAGCATTTCCAGTTAACCGCGCCTGATTTCCGCCCGCTTCAATACCTTCTATTTGACCTTGGTTTTGGAGTGCGGTTTGTGCCAAAGCATTCTGCTGTGCTTGAGTAGCAAGTTGTTGCTTCATAGCCATATCTGCCATAGCCATGTTATTCTGCATATTCAATTTAGTAGCTAGTTGTCCAGCTCCACCCTTATTAAATATCATATCCATCATCGGATTCGACGCTTGCGCAGGAGAGAAACTAGGAGGAGATGCAACTACTCCACGATCTTTATATATTCTACGAACTGCATTATTTGTATCTATTGATTGATCTTCATCAGACAAATCTGCACCAGAGGTTTTTATATCATTTTGTATTTTTGGCTCTGGATCAGTACCGGGACTAAATGTCCCGCCAGTTATACCACCCGCACCCATTAATCCACCTAAAATAGAGAGCAATCCTCCACCTCCACCTGAAGGCGCGGACATTACTGCATGAGATTTACGTGTTCTTACGGCCATAAAATTAAGAGTTAAATTGGTTTGCCATCTACTGTATGATGTGTTTGATAAGACTTACAAACTGCTAAAGCATATATTTCTTGGGCGGCTTCATATGCGGACTTTATCGAGCCGGTTTCTTCAAGGACAACTATTTCTGTAACCGCGGCTATAACATTATTATAACAGCACCTTACTATATCTGCATAAGTTTGTTGCCACTCCAAGTCAGAATTTTCCCACTTCACTGAGAGGAAGAATTGGTGCAGACAAGACTTTACCATCGAATACAATTTCGCCCTGTTAGTAACATAGAAGTCACTCGACAGTACTTCTACGAATTGGTTACAAACTCCACCAAAGAATGCGGCATCATTACGACGTTCTGGAATATCGACTAGATCGTCTATTCCGTGGCATAACCCACGAAAATCTTGTAACCACAAATACGCACCAGTATTCTTAGAATAATACTTTAGGAACGCTTCTTTAAGTTTCGACTCGGTATCCTCGGTTAGCATACACTAAGAGCGGTGCCAGCAGTTTCATTTACACGATCCAAAGCATCCCTAGCATTAGCTGTAAGGTCTTGGGTCTGTCTCTGGTTCTGCCCTGCTTCCCCTAACAAACCCTGACTCATACTTTGAACATTAGCTCCAAATCCACTACGTCCTGTGGAGTATTGTCCGGTAGCAGGATTAGCCCCGTAACTTGGCCTGCCTGTAGCGACCTGAAAAGCATCAGTACCCGATTTCATACTCGCTAAGTTTTGTGGCAATGCCTGTAAAGTATTAACTAATGTATTACGCTTCTTATCTAATGCACCTCCAAAGGTCATTGCATTACGTATAGCACTACTCGACGCAGGCACATCTGCAACTCCACCGACTCTATTAGTACGGTTCAAACCGCGCTCGACATTAGCCATTTCGGAGCCGGTCAACCTATTAGGGTCTTGACCATTTAGGAGATCTGTAAATTTATTAGCCCCAGTCTCTCTAAGATTGTAGTACTGGGGATCTATTTCTTTATTTAATGCTAAACCAGCACGAGCTAGATCTCCTCCAGAACCATTTACTACATTTAATTCATTTTGTGCAGTATTAAGTGCCTCTTGGCCCTGAATATCAGTGCCAATCTGAGAGAATCTAGGAAGAAAATACTTAGCAAGAGACTCATCTAAAGCTAGATTTTGCGGGTCTATATTAGATCTACTATTAAAAAGAGACTGCTCATAAGGGCCAATCGCCCCCGCAGTACTTTCAGCTAATCTAGGTAGCCACTTTGCTAATGACTGAACTTGTTTGCCAGTCCCTTCAGGTAAAATTGTATCGCCCACTTTAGTTCAATGCTCCTCTCTCTGATTGTTGTGGAAAATTAACACAAGCAAATTCTCCGAAATACTTACGTGCTGCTTCATCATATGCACGACCAGCCTCTTCTTCAGTATAGAAATAGCCAAGAGAAATTTCCTTATAGTTAACCATTATTCTTGCATGATATCGTTTTTGTCTTCCTTTAGAAGATTTTTTAGATACTCCCTTACATCTGCAAGTAACATGCTCAGAGACAGTCTTTGGGGTATTGAAATGATTTTGTTGTTTAGTACAAACTCTTAAGTTTTCTTTTGAGTTATTACAAGTATCTCCATCTTTATGATCTACCCATTCACCTTTTTGAGCTTTTGCAATAATTCTATGTAAAGACGGAGAATCTGCACCGCTCAAATGGAATGTCTTATGTTGCTTATTGAAAGTCAATAGCTGTGTAAAATAATGACTGTCATCTTCATCAAGAATAAGAGTCACTCCAAAGCTTGGATAATATTTAGAAACTTGATTCATAATTAAAATAGTTCAACTAACGGTTTCTGTTCACCAAATATTCCACCAAGCATTCCAAGACTATCTTGGCTTGGGCCTCTTACTGGTGCAACCCTTGGTTTGAATACGTTAGTCATAGCGAGTTTATTAGCTATATCGCCAATAGGCGCGCCATTATAATAACCACTTAGGCTATTAACGAAGTTGTTATTTACCGCATTACCTTGTCCAAATTGAGCAAGATATTTAGTAACGAAATCGTTAGTGCGACGAGCATCACTTGCTAATTGCTTACGTGCAGTAGCCGCTGTTCGTATCTTTCCCTCAGTACTACCGGGCATTCCAAAAGCTTCACCCATATTAAGTTCCTATTAGTTTTTTGAGAAATCGTTGTGTGTCGTAATGGATAAGTTTGCCTCGCCGGGTTGCCGTAAGTTGCCAGCCGTCTCTCTCATGCTGTCTGAGCAACCACGATGCGAACCGTTGCATACTACCTTTTGTAATACAAATGCACCCCACAATATGTAAACATTGAGTATCAGAATAGGCCACCGCAATACATACACCTGTAATACTGCCAAGGCAATCTGAATCGACAACAATAGTGCTAGCAACCATTGCATCAGATATAAGATCGTACAACTGATTTGGTGTTGCTTCTTTGAATGCATTCGAGTTCCGGCGATATCTGAGGATGAATGAGACGATATCATTTATATTGAGGTTCACAACCCTAATGTTGTCCTATTTTGCAAATAACTTGACTGTTGCTGTTTCATTGTATTTCCACTCATAGTCACCAATCCAACATCACTTGCAGCAACATAAGTCAAATTCGCCAATACATTCCATTGGAGCAATACTCCGACTTTATATCCGTCTTTAGCCCTTGAGAAATCGAATGCCAAGTTATTGACACTACGATTAGTATCGCTACCGAAAGGGATATCAATAGGGCCGCTTGGAGCAGTAAAGTCTTTAGTGATAGCTTTGGCAAGTATTGTATCAAGTTGTTTCTGATTATCTACAAATAGTGTAGCATTTGTAATGCCAGCGGTTTCGGCTTGCTCAAGGATTACCTTAATTGTACCCATGTCAAGTTCAGTCTTAGGATCAGAACTACAAAAATCACCTATATACAATGAGCACATCGCTACTTCTTCAGCCGCGCCCCACTCATATACCTTTCCAGCCGACGTAAGGAATAGTAACTTTCGCTCGCCGGTATCCGTAAGAACTTGAGCGAACTGTCTTATGCTACCATAGACATTATCGTAAATATCTATTCCATCCCAGCACTGACGAAGTTCATCATACCACACAATTGCTGGACCATAAACTGTATTCAACGAGAATAGACTATAATTATCAAATTGACCTGCACAAGTGATATGATTCGATTGATCGACACTATCGAATAGTCTCGATATGAGTAAAGAGAAGGGCGCGTTCTTGCCAGTGTTCTTTACTGTTAGAATAGCATTAAAGCTACGTATGGTTTTACCATCTATGAAGCATGTATCGCCATTAACGTCTCCGATGAAACTCTCATTATTCAATGGACCAGTATTTGCAATATACTTATGAGTGAAGAACGGTTCGTTATACTGAGTCTCAGAGAAGTCTGGAGAGGTAATCACAGAGTTCCTAGGACTACCCACATAGAAACTACCATCATCTGAGGCTATCCGGCCCAGACATGTTATGGTGTCGTAGAAGGGCCGCGTTGAGTTATTCTGAGCACCACCTGCATCTACCGATTCTAACTTATTACCTTCAGCATCAATAGAGATAACAAAGTCGAGTGGCCTACCAGATACACTTTGGAATACTTGCTTGCCATCTGTAATATAGAGTTTGCCATCTACGAATAGCATCTGCTTACCAATAGGGACATACTCTCTTCCATCGGCGCTATTCTGCCATTGGTCGAAATTCTTGGTTACTCTCGCGCTTCCGTTATTAAGTATAATCCAAGGCTGGCTGATACCATCCTGTACAACCGCGGCCACAGGTGAAGGTGCCGAAAGTTCATTCAGTAGGGTAACACTTGACGATGCTTCTTCATCTGGACTAACTCTCTTATAATTGATTGTACTTGCTGGCACCACCTCTAACCATAACTGTGGCGCGCCGGTGCTCATTTGAAAGTTAGCCACTTGATTGAAATTCTCTGAGCTATCAGTAGAATAATCTCTTACATAAGCTTGACCATTGGCAAATACTATAGCAAAATTACCGACACCATATAATCCCTGATAGTTATATCCCGCTGCCGTAGATGGCAAACCCGCGCCCAAAAGTTTAGGTTTGCGAATGGGCCGTATCTTACCATAGCGAGAGCGGCCGTTTATTAAAAGCGGGTATGCACCAGTAGGTAGTTTAGTACGATCAGTGAACATATCAAGACCTGCACTAAAAGAGTCTTGTACAAACACTGATTTAGATGGATCGGTCTTAGACATACCCTTTAATAGTTATACCCACCGCCGCTACCAACACCACTAGCATTTGGCCTATTATACCAATTATTGAATGGTTGCTGGGCATCGGTGAATCCGTTGCGACCAAATTGCATTTCCAATTGTTTACCTTCTTCAGTATCTATATTAATCTCATCTAGTAGTTCGTGTGCTTTGGATTGGTATGCTTTCGCACGTAATTCGTTACCTTGTTTCTGTGCTTCATAGTAAGCCATGAATTGAAAGAATATAGCACGATCAGCCTTAGCTCCACATGGAAACTCATCTTGTAGATTACGAAATGACACAAACCGCTGCTTGTATAATATGTCAACCGCGGTCAACAATTGGAAGTTTGAAGTGGCCGCTCCGAGCACATTCGCGTCTCGAAGCTCAATTATCATATACTTGGGCGCGGTTTCGGAATTAGGAATTACTGAGAGTTCATTATCATCTACATCGGTCACCGTGATATCACAATCATTTGGTGCAGTCTTTGATATAGATTGAACATCTAAGAAATTACCTAATGTGGATACACTCAAAGCACCCACAGCTATAGTTACTTTCTCTTGTGCTCGTGATGCAAGAGTAGTAGTGCCTGTGATATAGATATCTATTGGGGCCGGTTGCGCTTGCTCAATACTAAACGTGAGTACACTGGCATTAGATATCTCCCTTTTTAGGGGATAATCTTGTCTTGTTACCCTCATCGGCATCGCAAAGTAATTCGCTCCCCAACCACGACCTAGAGAATATCGCGGGCGCATATCCTCATAGGGAATTTTACCTCCTAATATGTTTGAATACCGCAAGCCGCGAAGTTGGAATACGTAATAAGGGAGCGAAACTTGGGAAACATTTTGTACGTCTGTATCAATATTGAAAGTCTGCTCTCTTAGGCATCCTTCAATATCATTAGATTCATACAATTCTTTACTAACATCATTAATCTTGTCTATAATCCAAGCACGCTCATTCTCATTAGAGACTGAGATACCAGTTTCAGTTGCGATATCTAGTAGGATTTTAGATAGAGGCATAATCGTTACGTGTATTAGAGTGAAGCATAAATCCAAACTTGCCAATTAGTTACATCAGCAATAGCACCAAAAGGACCACCAGCTTTAGGACGAATCATATAGCCAGTCCCTGTACCTCCAACATCTACGCTCGCATATACATTAGTTACGTCCGCAGATATTCCAAACGAAACAAAGTTCGTAGAATTAATACCTATAGAAGTAATACTAATAAGATCGTTGGCATTATAACCATTAAGAGCACCGCCGGATATGTTCTTCACATACCCAATCAATACTCGTGGGGTTGCCGCAAGCCCATGTGCAATAGATATAATACCATCGGCAGCAGGAAGAGTTCCCAGTGAGCCAAAGAATGGAGTAGTTTTAACCCAGCTAGTTCCATCAGACCTTATAGCATCTCCAGAAGTTCCGGGAGTAGCCAATTTGTTAAGTCCTATTGTATGAACTGGGAATAGTGAACTAGAAGAATCATCATTAGAAGCAGCTTCAATGACTCCCGTTAAGGGATTTGCTCGCAAGATATATCCAGCAGTCCCATTTACAAGTCGATCATAAGTTAAGCTATTAGCAGCTATTAATCCTGTGACACTAAGAGCTTTCCAGATAGCAGTTCCAACAGAGCTACTATAGGTTAATACCATTCCATCGGTTGCAGTAGAGATATCCAACTTATTTGGTTGAAGTGTAGCCGCACCAATTACCGTAGCTGCATTAACTACTTCCACATATTGTCCTGCTGCATCCAATCGCACTAGAAAGTTCGACTTCGTTGCGTCTGCACTGCCATCTTGCTTATATGCGATCTTGCTCGAACCGGCCCCATTAAGTATGGATACTGCATATGTGGCAATTTTGGCCGCGGTTATGGAGTTATCTGCAATAGCTAGTGTGGACCAATCGGCATAGGTATCTGAAGGGTAAGTTCCTTGGTAGATTTTAATCAATACATTATTCGCATCCTGTATATCGAGCCAAATATAACGTATAAACCGAGGGTTATTTGTTACATCAGGATGAGCACCGGCTGCACCTGACATAAAGATAACTTCTCCGATATTGGACAATGGAGCAATCTGGTTGACCATTGCCATTAGCTGCGCTTTACTCACACTAGTGAGGCCGCTTATATCGAAACCAGACTGAAAATCAAATTGAAGACTCATAAATATAGTTAGGAATAGGTTTGTTGGGTTGTAAATTCTAATGGGAAATTTGTCAAAGGTATAGGTTCAGCTAATGCGGTATCTATTGTTAAAGTAGCATTAGTTACTGGAGTCACATCCAAATTGCTACTAACAACTGATAAGATAGAAGTTCTGATATCGAACGCGACGGTATTATCTACTGTGCTATTTCCGTCAATATTCCATATCTCTACATAAGCATTATTGTCTTTGATTCTCTCTCCAGTATATATAGCAAAATTAGGGTTATATACAAACCCATCTAAGTCCCACAATTTATAACGTAATACATTCCCGTCATCATCTTGCCAACTAATTACAGGAACGAAATTAGCATCAACTGGAGCTTTTATCGGATATACAAAAGAGAAATCCACTCCTGCATCAAGAGAAAATCTTCCAGCTATAAAACTACCTCCATATCTAAACGGATAATCATCTGCATCATCAAATGCATTAGGTGCAGATATAATATCGCTACTATAGATATATCCATTTATAGAATCTACAAATGGATAAGCACTGAATTTAACATACCGAATTAGCCCAACATCTTGAACTCCAGATGTATCTCGTGGACTACGATAGCATCGTAAGATATCATCATCTGATCTTGCTACATTCCAAAACCGGATTTCGTCTATCCGACCGCGCCAAGATGTAAGGTTAGTCAGTGAGTATATTTGAGATTCACCAAACATCGCAAGTCCAGTGCTATCTAGCAATGTCGAAACATCGACCGCGGTTGAGGCAATCAACATCCCATTAGCATAGAACTTAATTATTGGTACTGAAGTATCGAATACTACCGCAATATGTGTCCATTCATCTACCGACAGGTAATATCCAGTATCCAACTGTGCGTAATCTCCTAAAGATACAGTGGCAAAGTTCACATATACTCTACCACTATAGGTAGTATAAATCCAAACTTGATTGAATGCAGGGTCACTAGATTGTATCGAAAGAATAGTCCTATAAGGAGTCCCGACTTCATCGCCAGCAAAATAGTCTGGTTTTACCCAACATTCAAACGTGAACACATCCTTCTGATTCGGCCAACCAGTCCCATCATTATCGGCAAACACTTGCTGCCCACTAGTGACAGTATGAATACAGCCTTTAGGTTCTCCACAATCTGCACTGAAAGTAGGTACTTCTATAACTCCACGAAGTTTACCTACTCTGCGAAGCGGACGAAGCGTTTGGAAGTATTGGTCCATATATATGTAGTATTAAACTGGAGGCGTAGTTTTAACGCCATCATCTACTTTATCGGAGTGTTGTTTGAAACTGCCATCAATATACACACGAACAACTAGCAAACCGGCCAGTAAACATTCGGCATTTAGAAGTAACCAATCTGAGTATTGCCAAGTGTTTTGAACTACAGTAGGTCCAACTTGCTTAATCGTACCTACGAATGGTGTAAGCCATGCAATGACAAAATACAATCCTCCACGAAGAAGGACTGGGCGCCACTTATTAAAACTATCTACTGTTTTCTCGACACTTGGCATATACTTATCTATTTATTTAGGCAACGACTGAATAATATCTTTCATAATTTCCAATGCCTTAATTGCATTCGTTCCGCTCGATTCAGTATTCAAACCAGATTGACCTACACTCTGAGATTTCGCCCCAAGACTCACTCGCTGTTTATCTATGGTATTCTTACCATCGAATAGGGTAGCAGATTTCACTGTAGTAGACTTCTCTTCAAATGCCACTACGCTTGGCTGCCCCGGCACTGTAACTACTACCGGATTTTTCTCGTTCATCGCTACCGTATTCCGTGCGCAACTGGTTAATATCAGAATAGCGAACGCGGCCATTGCTAGATTGCAAAGATACGTTTGTATTACTATCGGTTGCAATTTGATTTTCATCATAATATCCTCTTTTTGTATAGTACCGTTTAACTAATCCTTTTATTTCACCAATATCTTTCGTCATTTCTTTCTGTTCTTTGACGAGTTCTTTGACGTTTTCTTTAATCGAAGGGATGCCATAATAATTACTAAGCCCACTAACGACGCCACCACAGATGGTAATAATCCCAACACAAATTCCAGTGATACTTCCGACACGTTTAAGGTTAATCTTTATGTCCCCTTTATTATTATTCATAGCAAGATGTGTACCAATTAAAAATTCAATTTTTGCTTTCTATAAAACATCTTATTACTTTCATAAAAATAAATATCAACAATTCCAATAAGACTTGTATCCCTCCAAATAACTAAATCAATAGACTCTTCAAGGATTTCATCTGGATAAATATAAAAAGTGAAATGATTAGAATAGATTAAATAATTAGGTCTCCAATTTATAATTACCTCTTCTGATTGTATGGATTCTAAATTCTCAGTATTATAAGCAGTAACACAGAAATAGTAATTAATAAAAGGTTCAATACCAATCGGGATATAATTAGTGTTACTTAATATATCTTCATTATAATTATAATCCCTACTACTAAGACCTCTATAAATTTTATATCCAGCTAGATCATATTCTGTATTACTATCCCAGCTTATAGAAGCTGATATAATATTAAATACAAAAATAAAAAATATAAATTTCACGGAATACAATTAAGCCTTCCAACATTAAGATTAATAGCACTTGTAGTTCTTAAGCCATTAGTATAAGACAAGTTAAAAATCACATTTGCTGCAATTACTTGATAACCTAAAGTTGTTGGATGAATTGTATCCGAAGATATATATGTATAGTCTGGAGGATTATACGGTAGTAAAGAAGCATTATCTTGGACTTTCCAAACCAACCTACGATTTGCTAATAAATAACTATTTATCAAAGCTCTCCAGACTGGATAATTATAGCTACTCGCACTATCATTTCCTTGCTCCGTAATCGTGAACGCATAAACGCATACATTAGAAGACCCAACTTGAACTACATGATTACTCCAAGCTGCACACCACGCAAGAGCATCATTAGTAACCCCAGTTCCGGTATAATACTCAGGTAAATCTAATGCGCTATGAGATTGATTATGATTAACTCCGGCCATTAGAAAATAAATCTTTGGCCCGGGATATATATTATTTGCTAAGTTCGATTGCACTAATGGCCATTGATTGCTGATTACCATTCCTAAACTATAACCATTTTGAGCGTAGTTATATTGCCAAGCAAATTGTAAATTAGGCTGTGCTATTACATATTGAGGCCATGAAATTCCTGTATAATTAGTTACAGGACCAGCCGAGAAAGAATCACCAACAATAATAGCTAGGTTTGTATTATAGGATTCTACAGCATTTAATTGTAGAATTAAAGTAAGTAAAATTAAAATCTTATTGACCATAAATGCGGATAATAGGATTTCTTCCCGTCGTTGTGGGCGCTCCATTTTGGCATACAGAACCAAGCCAGTTTTCAAAAGAACCTATAAGTGTGCCACCGGAAGTAGCAAATTCAATAGTAACGAAATTGGAGCCGTCATCGCCGCCATCTTGCCTAACAATTTGAATGTCGTAATGAGTAGTAGTATTAACGGCCAAAGGAGTTGAGAAGGTAAAATCATTAGTTCCAGAGCTTAACCCAGTTACAGTATCAGAAGTAGCTAAAAGTGTATTTCCAAGATTACAACTAGCACCATTAGTATTATAAATCTTGATTACATAATTAATAGCACTAACATTACCAACTACTGTTTGTACAACCATTCCTATTTTGCATATTGAATAATTCGCAGTTGGAAGAAACTCTCTAAATCCTACGCTATGATTACTAGCGTCACCAATAGCACTAGCATTTCCTGTAGTTACATAATTTGTATCTTTTAAAACACAACTACCACCGCTTCCACTAACATTCTTATGCTCTGCAAGTAAACTAAAATTAGCTTGTCCAGCACATACTAAGCAACCAAAAAATAATATAATAAAAATTTTCATTATTTTGTTACTTCAGCCCAAACATAAATATTACTACTTGTTGCAGTCTTTCTTCGCTGGTCCCAACATAAAATAAGATCTTGACTAGCAGTCGTAATAAACTGAGTTCCATTAATAGTAGAGTTTGTAGATAAAAACTTTATTGTTTTATCACAAAATAAACTAATAGTTCTAGCAGATGAATCAGAGGTAAAATACATACGGCCAGAAAATCCAATAGCCGTGTTAGTTAGCAAAAGATTCACATTTCCAGAAGTATCATTAGTAACCGAAGCTAATGTATCTCTATTTAGAGAGAGAGTTAGCGAAGATGCGTGAGCATAATTAGTTACTACAGGTAAAGGATTAGTGACATTAAGAGTGCTCACATTAAAAGTATCGCTAGATATTGTGCCACTACTAATTAAATTATCTGTTACAATATACCCAATATTAGTTATTCCAGTAGTAAAACCAGAAAATGTTCCAGTGCCACCAGTGCCACCATTAGCAATCTTTACTAAACTTCCATCAGCAAGTTGACCAATAGTATTAACAGGAGAAGCATTAGAACTTATGCCTTGTGCTGTTATTGTTTCTGCAATTAAATCAACTCTATTACTTCCAATTTGCACTTCACCTTCATTTGCAGAGTCTCTTATAGATAGTTTAGCTGTTCCTGAACCTACAAGAGATAATAATACATCAGATATACTTATAATACCATAAGAAGATAAATTTGAAATCGCTGGATTATCTTTAATAGAGATTTTCCCATTAGAGATATTAAGTTGGTTAGCATTAACTGTAGTATTAGGAGTCCTAACAAGTTGTCCACCGGCAGTTTGACCTATACTATTAACTGGAGCATTATTAGAAGTTATATTAAATAGTTTAATTCCATCTCCAACTGTTAATGAAGATAATGTAGATAGATTAGTAAACACAATATCATCATTCGCTACATCATAAAGAACTTTTCCAGAACCTCCAGAAATTCCAATAGTTATTGTTCCACCAAGAATAGGATTAGTAATGGTAACACCATCTTTAATAGATACTTGTCCACCATTAGTAGAAATCTGTGTTGTATTTGGTACCAAAAGAACATTAGTCAGACTATCAATTACTAGTGGTCCAATAAAGTTATAGGCCCCAGTAAGGCTACCACTAATAACAACATTAGTACCACCAAGTCCAATAGGAGTAAAGTTCGGTTGCCCCGGATTACCCGGAACGAATATAGGTCCATAAATAGGAGCCGCGGCTTCAAGGTTAACCATACCGAGCGCAACTACTAATACTGATAAAATCTTAGAGATATTCATTAGGGTATTTAGTGGGGGCGGTATCTTTCTTTTCTGAAGTTAAAAGATACCAGAAACAATCTTCACCTGAACAACACAATCAACTTAGCACCACACCTAGTTTCTTGTGTAAATGAGCACCGTAGAGTTCGTCTGAGTAGTCAGAGTAATACCCTGTACGAAATTCAAATCCACTGGCCCCGTGCTAACATATCCAGCAGCGGCGGCAACTACTGACAACGCCAATGGAACATTATTACTACGAGCACCAATAGTAAAATTGGTATGGTATGCACCAGCCAAAGTCACATTAGTTTGAATCAAGTACTGTGTGGAAGTTGCATACACGAAGATCGCATTGGTTTGCAAGTTCGTGAATAGCAATCCGGGGATATTAGTCTGCATCGTATAAGCAGGAGTCGTATACGTGAGCTGATTACTTGAGGTATCATAGAAGTTGACAGTGTTCGCCGCTGTCGGAGAGATCACATCAATTTGATATACACCTTGTCGGCCAATAACTATTACGTTAGTGCCCGCGGTTGCAAAGTTAGAACTAATGATACCAGCATCGCAAGCGAAACTAGCACCGATCAATCCAATTGTAACGAGAAGTTTCTTAATCATATAAGTATTTATCCTTTGTGTTAATCATTCAAAATTAGGTCCCAGTCGTGCCTCCATTACCACGAACACGTTTGAATATAATAGGAACAATATAACGAGGCTGCACTGCTTGACAACCCAATGTGAGCCAGCTAATCAATTGCAGGTAACGACCATACTTGTTAGTCTGTTGTGTAAGCGTACCAGCTTCATCAATACATGTAATGAGCAGGTCTTTAGTCATCTGAATTTCACCATTCCAGATCATACGTCCAAAGCCTTCTGGCAATCCCTTACCGGCAAACGCGGCTGGAGGTGGCCCAACTTCAATGGTATTGTAACCCTTAGCACCAACGAGGAATGCAACCTCATAAGGAGCATTGCCAAGTTCAGTGTAGGTAGGATTAGGCACTGTTTCACCAAAGTTCGGCATCGCCGGATTCATTTCAATGGTATCAGGCTGAGGGAATGTACCATCTGCGGCAATACGAATAGGCTTATCTTCAAGCTTACAAGTAATACGTCCGAAGATATCACCAGTGAAACCCGCGGTCACAATGTTAAGGTCAATGGCGCGGTTAGCTTTGAGGTAAGGATCGAATGCGAACCTACTATAAGCTTCATCGCTTAGGACGAGACAATACTTACCAGTCAAGCCACCAGAACCTTTGGGCATATTGCTACCCATAAACACGGGCGCGCCAATGCTCGTGGACATGAATGGCAACAGGCGACTCAGTGTATCCATACTGAGATTGCCGGGATTACCTATCTCTGCGAGGCGCGCTTGAATCCATCCAGTAGTCTTGCCAGTCGTACCAGCATCATTACCGTCTTGTGAATATGGTGCGCTAACACCTTCACCTTGCAGATCGGTAGTGCGGTTCGGCAACCATACGTATGGGGCGCGGTGGAATACCTTACCACGAATAAAGATATCCGAGAAACGAGTAATCTTCTTCTGGATATCCTCACGTGTAGGCTCTACTGCACTACCCATGAAATCTTGGAAGTCAGGAAGGAATTGCAGAACTTGTGACTCGAACTGATGCCCGTAGATGATTTCATCCACGCTAACATCGCGCACTTGAAATGTATCAAGTTTAGGTGTTCCCTGAATAGGATTAGGGAATGCGAACTGGCGAAGGTTCGGGCTAGGCACCTTACGAACACCACGCATTGTGATACCCATATTCGGCTGCCAGCGAATACTACCAGTGAATTTAGACCAGATAGCGTATTCTTCGAGGTACTCGCATTGTGTTTTAGCGAGATAGAAGGGTAGCTTCTGGTAGAGGTTTACATCTTGTTGCGACCAACCAGTACAAATTGACTGGTTAATCGCGGGAACTGTATAATTGGCCATATTAAGTTATCAATAACAACGGTTATCAGTTCGTCGATAACCTTTACGTTGTTACTGCCCTGTAACTTAATAGGAGCGTGAGTGGACTAAACTCGATAAGTCCTATCGTCGTATAGCAAGTGCTGTGCCAAAAGAATAGTGGATATGAAAATAGAGCTTACAAGATATTACTCCCGTAAGCTCTATCCTATTTAACTTAGTTAATCTCTAGCTATAGTATCTATTCGACGGTAGTTTCGCCTTGAACATATCAATAGTAACCTCATCTCCATTACTCTTCCCGCTACTCCCACCACCCCCTACAGTATTGTTACCTGTAGGTCCGGCTTTGCGCACATCTTTCTGTATACTCTCATTCGTTTCCTTCTTCTTTTGCTGTGCCTGATTGAACTGTCGCTCAAGGATCAAAGCGGCCCCTGCTTTTACTAGTAAATTGAAGGCCGGGTTTGCAGGAGTGATACCCAACTCGATTACACTCTGCCTTATAGCCGCAGCGGTTTTACCTTGTGGAGTCTTCTCATTATCCCAAGTCTCAGCAGGGAATAGTTCACTAGTAGCTTGATTGATCTTAGCTACTCGTTGCTGGACAGTAGTACTAAAGTTCTGTTGAATGTTCTCTACTTCACCAGCAAGTTTCTGATATTGGTTATTGGCAAAGTCTTTGGCTTGCATTACATAAGCCATACCTTCTTCAGTATATTTCTGCGGAGCACCAACTACTAATTGGCCATTGTTGTCGATGTTACATGGTTGCCAATCTTTACCATTTAATACATTGACATACTGGCGATTCCAATGTTGCTGCACTTGATTTGCTAATGTAGCATTACGAAATGATTCTTGATATTGTGGCAACAATACGTATGCATGTTGGTTCTCGTAATAGCTATCGGGGATTTTAGTTAGTCCCTTTTGTGCAAGTGCGAGAGCTTCATCACGTTCTGCAATTTCAGATTTATACTTGAGGTTATCCCTCAATCGTGCTGTTACCCATTCACGAGCACCCTTATCCATTTTCTTACCAAATACGTTCAGTTCAGGATAAGCTTCAAGGAGCGGATCAGCCTGTTGGTTTACTCGCTGTTGTTGCTGTTGAGTTGACTGCTCGACTGATTTATCTGTTGGAACAATAGTTTCGGTTTCAGTTGCGACTTGTTTAGGAGTTCCATCCTCATTGGTTTCGGCATTCGGCTGAACCTTATCTTCATCCTTCTCTTTTCCCTCTTCTCCTGTTTCAGTTGATTGCTCATTATTATTAGGGGTTGACTTTGCTTTTGCTTCTCGGGCTTCTTTCTCGAATAGAGGTTCAGGAGATACGAGTGGCCTATTGCCGGGCCTGAACATATCTATATCGACATTACTATCGTTCCAGTTCGGCTCTGGCATTGTCGATTGATTGTCGGTATTAGGCTGTACCGTAGAGATATTTTGTGGGGCCGGTTGTGCGGCAGCAATGGCTTGAGTGATTGGGCCACCACCTCCGCCACCACCAGTATCTGCTGCGGCAGCAGGGTCAAAAAGGAGAATGTTTCGTTTCATATATTAAATTATTAATAGATTATCCATGAACAAACTCATGTGTCTTTTCACATGCCATCCCTTCCATTAGTTCTATATCCACCGATGTAACTATAGCTTTTACATGAGGATGGCAATTCTCATTTAACCATTTAATCAAAGGTTTAGACGCTTCTAACATTTCAGCTGCTTTTTCTATTGTGATGCTCATATTATATTTATTTGGTTGTTCAGTTTCTATTATTCGTATTTTTCGGTGCGAATAAAATTGATTACGTTCCTTAACGCTCTACTTTCTACTCCCATAGCTCTCAAGAGTTTCTCATCTCCAGACTCAGCTAGATTCTCAAATCTAACTTGGACCTCCTGTTGCTTCAGCCTCAGACTGTCTATTACCTTCTGGGTTTCCTTGTTGAGTAGCCATTCCGCCCGGAGCGGGTTGAGGGTTACCATTTCCCCCTGTGGTGTTAGTGCTTCCATTTGTTTGTCCTGTGCTTAATGTTTGTTGTGTTTGTTGCAACAGTAGTTGCAAATTCTGAATTTCTTGTGGGCCTAGAGTTTTAATCTCATCAGGATTAGCCATAATGGCACTCAATACTTTCATGTATTCCTGTAGCAATACGGCTTTCTGATCTCCCATCATCAATTTGGCTGCCCAACTTTCACCCTTCTCAGCAAACTGTAGTTTAAGTAGCTCTCCTAGAAACTCTGGTGCAATAGGTGTATTAGATATGATATCCCAATACTCTTTCATATTGGCTATCATTTCTTGTCGTTGGATTACATCAGTGTCACCGGCCGGTCGAATATCATATCGTGTGCTAACTACTTTCTTGTCATTCTCAAACAACTCGATTACGTCAGTTGGGTCGGCCGGATTAGGCACCACTCGTAACTCACCAAGTAGTTCGATCTTATCTTGTAGGGCTTGAGATTGAACTATTCTCCAAGCGGCGGTGAAAACATCCCTAACGCAAGCACTGAATAGAGTGATATTCACACTACTCAATAGTGCAGTATCTTGCTGTGCACTCTCGATTTCTTTTGCAGTAGTACGTGCTCCAGAGGATTTGTTCTGAACCGCGTAGGTCATTTGACCTATTGATTGGGCATTCTTTGTATCGAAGAATTGCAAGCCCTGAAGCATACTTGGATCAGGATAAGGCAACCTATTCCACTCCATCTCTACAGGAAATATAGCTCCATCCTTAATTTCTATAGATTGAATCTCACTCGCATTACGACCATCTTGTGTCTTCTTGCTACCTATAAGCCAAGTCGCGCGGTTGTGTCCGTTGAGATAGCTACTGACACCAGTGGTCATTGCTTCCTGTTTGAACTTATCTTTGAAGGCCCGGCCTTTACGTGCAGAAATCTCTTTGGATTCGGTTTCTTCAAATGGTAAGAGACGAACTGGATACAATGTCTCATCGACTGGTTGCCACTCTTTGGTTGGGATAGGTGGCTGGTCAATCATATCTACGCCAATCACGTTACCCATAATGTCGAGCCGCGGTTGTGGCACAGGGTCTTGACTAACCATCACCGTAACTTGTTCGTCTACTCCATTATAGAATTTGGTCGGCGGTTTAATCCAACCATCACAAGCGAGCAAGGAATACCAATACACATATACCACTCCATTATATTTGCAGTAACCTTTCTTGATATCATAGACACGATCTTTGATGATACCGCTATTAGGTGTGTTTTGCTGCTGGTGATTCTTAAGTTTATCGCATTGGTCTTTATCAAATCCAAACTTCTCAACGGCTGCATCTATTTGAGCACGAGTCCATTTATATACACGAGCGATGCGGCCATTGTTTTGGATATCTTCAGCATCCAATGAGAATTCTAGTCGATCGTGTCCGACATGTTCCACACCGCAATGGAGAGGTTTGTCGGCATCATACAAGACTTCATACCAATCCCAACCATGAAGTTGAGCACCATCAATAGTCTTATGGTGATGTATGATCCAGTTGTTATACTGCATCCCGCGGGTGAAAGCACCCTCAAGCTCATCGTGTTTAGTTGAGGGATTTCTTATGTCACTGAATATGGCCAACCGGCGGGAGTTCTGAAGGTAAGCGATGAAGGCCGGTTTCTCCCTTGCAATATTCTCGTCGATTACCCTCATTGGGATAAGTATATCGGATTGCTTAATACGACCGGCTTTGCGTTCCTCTTCTAGGTTAATGTCAATCTTACGACGCTCACGATTGGCGATTGCCCTTACTACTTCATCTTTGAATCCACGTTCGAGTTCTTGCAGATATGGCTTAGCTTGATTAAAGTCAAATATCTCTTCTTCGGCTTTCTTTTGCTCGGCTTCTAGCTGGACCTGTTCCGGGGTCTTCTCGATAGGGATATCCAGTGGGGCCGGTTGATCGAATTCGGTTTCGGGATTGGTTGGTTCTGTAAGGGTGGAGAGGGGCATAATATACTAAAGTTAGACTAAACCTTTCGCCATCAATAATGCTTCGAGACTATTACCTTTAATGGGTTCGGATTTAGCACCAATACCCATTATAGCGTCTCGATAGTTATTGAATTTCATTTGTTGAAGTTGTTCAAAAGTGTAACCGGCCTCACGTTTATCCGTATCGGCTAAGGCTTTCTCTATCTCCTCGAAGTGAGTACTACTCAGTGCTAATGCTAATGCGTCTGCCCTATCTGGTGATTTATGACCTTCTGCTTTCTCTTCGGACTTGCTCATTAGAGCAATACGTCCAGAAGTCTCATTCTTCTTGAAGTGACGATAAGCTAATTGGTTATACAAGAGCATCTCAGGATCGCTATCGACTTTACCTTCGATTACTAGAGGTAAGTACAATAGGCATTCTTCAATGATACGTCTTATATTATACCACATCTCAGTACCACGATTAGCATATTGTTTGAATACAAATGCTCGTGATTGATTCAATACACGATTTATCGTATGGCCGCGCTTAACTAAATGGTCAAGAATACCATGCCCAACACCACCATCATCAGCGTAGATTTCACATTGATCTTTACCGTACTTGGCATAGATACGATTAAGGCCGCGGTCGAGAGATTCTTCGGTAAGTGTGGTATCTTTCTCGCGGAAGTATAAGCAATACTCGACAAGTATAATATTTCCATGAATTACTGTCATTGCGTTCTCGTCTCTACCGGCGGCTGTATCTAACCCTATTTTGACCTTACCGAAAGTCTTGGGTTTAGTCACTAACTTACGACTATGCTCGATGCATCGGTTTAGGTGATCTTGGTCAATGACTACGCTACCACCAATAGAAGTGAATAGTGCGAGGATTTGTGACCTATACACTGAGCTATGTTCACCAAATTGCTTACGAACTTCATCGATATGATCGCGACTAATGTGAGGACAGTCGAAAGCGGTAACTCGTCGGGCGTGTTTCCATGTAGTGAATGAGTGGTAGAAATCACCTATTGGTTCATTGGGAGTGCTTACATTCAACCAGTAGTTATAACCAGTACACCGTGATAGCGCGCGGAAGATTTCGGGTTTAACGGTCTTGGCTTCGTTGACTATGATAGCCATCTCTGCATTAGGATAATCTGGGAACGGGTGATAACCTTCTGCCTTACCTTCTTCATCCGTGGCGAACATCCTTATTTCGGAACCTGACTTTAGACACTTGATGAAACGCTTCGTTATTTTGAAGATTGGTTCTCCAAAGTAAGTATTCACTGTACGAGCTAAAGATGCAATATAATTCTCGGTCTGGGCAGTCAATTGAACTCCAGACGATGAGGTTATAATAGTCAAACTCCTGATTCTTGTCAAGGCAAACCATATAACAAAGGGTGCTACCACATAGGAGTCTTTACCGCTACCATTGGCCGCACATAGTGCAAACCTGTATGGATGTTCCGATGTAGGTTTAGCTTTAGCTAGTTCTTCGGTTACTTCTATTTGCCAAGTATGATATGGCATTATACCCTGCTGTAAATGCGGGGTAAAGAAATACATTAGTTCAAAAGGAGATTCAAATGGTAAAGTCTCCCAAGTACCAGACTTATTAGACTCTAATGGACCGGATAAGTCTAGCTTGTCACCATCATATCGGCCTTCGTTCAATGACTCAACCGGGCCTTCTAAATATCCATTTGGAGGGGCGGGCGGGTTTGGGTAACTGAGGGGCGCGGTTACATCTTTAGTAGGAGCATTAGCAAGGGTCGAAACTCTATTGACTGGAATCGCTGAATCAATAGAGTTATCTTGCTGCTCAACTACTTGTGGCCCTAGACAATCCCTTGTAGACGACAACGCACTATCGCTAGGGATATCTTGAGGGGCCGGTGATGTAACCGCGCCTAAAGTCTTACTCTCTTGAGTATCTTCTATCTTACCGTCAGTAATGATGGTTACTTTGGCCATTGCTTATTGATTCAATTTCTTATACTTCGCTGCGCTCAGCGGTTATTTCTTCGCAATCTTCACTGGATTATATCCATGATCTTTAGCTTGTTGTAACCTAACTTGTAATTCTTCTTTAGTAGTGATTGTGTGTGTTTCATATATGTGATGATACTTTTTACCATCTTTTTCAAATATCACATAATATGAAATTATTTTATTCATGCCGCCACCACTTCCGCGTCCAGTGTGCGTGCTCCTACCGCTTTCATCTTAGCATCACGCATTGCCTGACGGGCTTTGGCCATTGTCTCGCTGATCATTACTATATTGAACTTGTTCTCTTTCAATGCTTTTAGATCGTTGCGACCTTTGACTTCATTGATAACAAACTCTGCACACTTAAACCTCACACTATCAATATCCGAGGTTACCATCAGTTGTTTAATAGTACCTTTGGCAAGCTCCATATCGCCACGACCAAATACCTGTTCATTAGCCAATTCGAGTTCGCCGGTATCACCATTCTTTGATAATGCTAATTGTTGGAACTTCTTTGATCCTTGCAAGAGAATAGCCTTTACCGCTTCCACTTCCCATCCAAGGTCAGTAGCGATATCTTCAGGCATTAAACCTTCTTGTTCAAATGCAGTAATTACTTGTTGATTTGCGAGATCCATAATGACCTCCTTCTCTTTATGGTTAAATGGTCGGGCCGGGTTGCGGTTTGGTGTCTTCGGCTCCGGGCGTGAGCAATGGGCACTCGCTGACCATGTTCAGTGGGGCCGGTTGAACGCATACTTGCACCATCAGGCAACCCATTACTATATCCTTTGCACTCTCACTGAACCCACTCAATTTACCTTTTAAGTTCTCCATATCTACCACCACTCTAGCATTTCTTATGCCACACGTATCCATTACCTTACTCATACACTCTACTTGTTATCTTCTAGTATAGAGTAGTATTGAAGTTCCTTATTTTACCAAAATTGTACGACGATCCTATGTCTGTCTGCCTGCCCAAAAGGGGGACATGACCTATGTGATAGGGTAACTGGGAGTCGGGTCTATTGCAATACATAAGTGATATGCACAGGTTACTCATGTATAGTTGGCCGGGTAATTCCCAGTTGCACACTAGAGATACTGAGGGTGCGCCATAGGGATATTCTCAAAAGTGAGAAAAGGTGCTCGTTTGTGCCATTTAGTCTCAAAAGTGAGAGTGTCGGTATTCTTTACACATAAGTTTTTGGTCCCGAATTGAATACCCCTTGTTTCTCCTTTATACTACTCT